GGACCGGTACGGGTGGGCGCAGGCGAACCCGTCGCTCGGACACCGGATCCGCATCACGAAGATCGCGGCCGACGCGAAGGACGACCCGGAGTGGATCTTCCGCACGGAGGTTCTCTGCCAGTGGCCGGACTCGATCCTCGACGGGCCGTTCCCGTCCGGGTCGTGGGAGAAGGGCACGAACGACCCGCTCATCCTCCCTGACGGCTCGAAGGGCATCCGGCCGGAGCATCGCCTCGTCGGAGATCTCGTCGCGTGCTTCGATCAGTCGATGTCGCGCGAGGTCGTCTACGCGTGCGTCGCCGGATACCGGGTCGACGGGAAGATGCAGGTCGAGCTCTGGGCGAACCGTGCGGGCTCCGGGTGGGCGAAGGATTGGCTACAGGACGATCCGAAGCTCAAGGGGCGGATCCTCGCCGCGACCGGGCAGACGCGCGGCGCCCCGGTGTCGCCGCTCATGCTCGAACTCACGGAGGCCTTCGAGTCACCGCACGACCGCTTCCGAGTGCCGATCACGGAGTGGGCAGGCGGCGACCTCATGATCGCGGCCGCCGAAATGTTCGACGCGGTCCGCGACGAGATCGTCTTCCACAATCAGCAGCCGGAGCTAGACCTCGCCGCGAGCACGGCAACGATGAAACTCCTCGGCGACGGCTTCGTACTCGATCGCCGGAACTCGCTCGCCGACATCGCGCCCCTCATGGCCTTCTGTGGGGCGCTGTGGCTCCTCCGCAAACAGAAGCCGAAAGGGTCGGCCGGGCCTCTCCCGCTCGACGACGACGAACTCGACGAATCCGACGGAGCCTCCCTCACGGGCGGGCTCTTCGACCAGGGGTTCTAGACACGAAAGGGTGACGCATGGCCGACGAGCCGAACATGACCGAGTCGGGCTATCAGAACGCCCCCTCGAACTGGTGGACGAGCAATCTTCAGTGGAACGAGATCCCGGAGCTCAGGTGGCCCCGCTCGATCGAGATCTACGACAAGATGCGCCGCACCGACGATCAGGTCCTCTCCGTGCTGCGCGCGGTCACGCTCCCGATCCGTCGCACGGCATGGCGCGTCGACGGGACCGGATGCAAGGCCTCCGTGACGCAACTCATCGCGGACGACCTCGGCCTCCCGATCGTCGGCAAGTCGTCGAAGAAGCGCGTCCGCAACGGCGGCCGGTTCAACTTCGACGAACACCTTCGCCTCGCGCTCCTCAAGCTCCCGTTCGGTCACTCGTTCTTCGAGCAGGTCTACACGTACGACGAGGCGAGCGAGCTCTACCACCTGGCGAAGCTCGCATGGCGGCCGCCGCGGACGATCGAGTTCGTGAACGTCGCCTCCGACGGCGGGCTGATCTCGATCCAGCAGCACGGCACGGTCGGCGGTCTCAGCGAGCCGATCCCCGTGCGGAACCTCGTCGCGCATGTGAACGACCAGGAGGGCGGGAACTGGCTCGGACAGTCGCTCCTCCGCTCGGCCTACAAGTTCTGGCTACTCAAGGAGTCCGGCCTCCGGGTGCAGGCTCAGACGAACGAGCGCAACGGCATGGGCGTCAACATCTACAAGTCGAAGCCGATCTCGGACAACCCGACGGATGAGGAGCTCAAGCGCGAGCGTGAGGAGCGCCGCGAGGGCCTCAAGGCGGCCCGCGCGCTGCGCGCCGGTACGACGACCGGCGTCGCGATCATCGGCGGCTCCGAGCTCTCCACTCAGGGCGTCGACGGCAAGCTCCCCGACCCGGAGAAGGCGCTCACGCGCTACGACGACGGCATCGCGCGCTCCGTGCTCGCGCACTTCCTCACCCTCGGCGGGGACGGCGCGACGGGCTCGTACGCTCTCGGCGACACCCTCGCGGAGTTCTTCACGGCCTCATTGCAGGCCGTGGCGAACGAGATCGCCGACGTCGTGAATCAGCACGTCGTCGAGGACCTCGTCGACGCGAATTGGGGACCGGAGGAACCGGCGCCGCGGATCGTGTTCGACGAGATCGGCTCGAAGGCCTCGATCGACGCTCCCGGCCTCCAATCGCTCTTGCAGGCGGGCGGCCTCCGCATGGACGACCCGACTGAGGAGTGGATCCGCAACCGCTTCGGGATGCCTCCGCGCGACCCGAAGACCGAACGAGAGACGCCCGCGACGGCGCCGCCGACCGAGACCGACCCGACCGACCCCCCGGACCCCGAAGAGGATCCCTCGAAGGAGCAGAAATGAGCAAGGCATTCACCCGGCAGCGCACGCGCGCTCTCAGCCACGAGCCGGAGAAGCAGTGGTACGACATCCGCAACGCGGCCGAGAAGTCGGCCGACGTCTTCGTCTACGGCACGATCGGCGGCTCGTGGTGGGATGACGAGTCACCGTCGGCCGCGCAGTTCGCGAAGGATCTCGCCGCTCTCGACGTCGACACGATCAATCTCTTCGTGAACAGCCCGGGCGGCTCCGTCTACGACGGGATCGCCATGAGGAACAGCCTCAAGCGGCACCCGGCGAACGTCATCGCGCACGTCGACGGGATCGCGGCCTCCGCGGCCTCGTTCCTCATCACGGGCGGCGACACGGTCGTCATGGGGCAGAACACCGAGCTCATGATCCACGACGCGCTCACCTACGGCGGCGGCAACGCGGCCGACTTCCGGAAGGCCGCCGACGAGCTCGACTCCGTCTCGGACAACATCGCGAGCATGTATGCCGCGAAGGCCGGAGGAGATCCCGCCGACTGGCGCGCCCTCATGATCGCGGAGACGTGGTACTCGGCCGAAGAGGCCGTGGCCGCGGGCCTCGCGGACAGTGTCGCCGACCTCGCGGCCGCCGACGACGTCGAGGACAAGTTCGATCTCTCGATGTTCGCTCACGCCGGGCGCACGAGCGCCCCGGCTCCTGCCTCGATCGACGCTCTCGCCACGCTGCGCGGTTCGTTCGAGTCACCCGACGCCTACCTCGCGAAGATCCGCGCAGAGGTCGAGAAGCGTCGCCCCAATCGTCCGGCCGAGCCGGGCAGCACCACCCCCGCCAACACACAGAAGGGAGTCGACCAGATGGCCGACCTCAAGAAAGACATCGCAGCCCGGCTCGGTCTCAAGCCCGACGTGGAGCTCACCGATGAGGTGATCCTCGCCGCAGTCGACGAGGTCGTCGCCGAGCAGCCGAAGCCCGGCGTCGTGATCCCGGAGGGAACCGAGCTCGTCGAGTCCGGTGTTCTCGCCGAGCTCCGCCGCGGCGCGCAGGACGGCGAGGCCGCCCGCGCGCAGCAGGTCGCCGAGCGTCGTGAGGCCGTCGTGAACAAGGCCCTCCGCGAGGGCAAGATCCGCGCCGACGCGAAGCCGAAGTGGCTCGCGATGCTCGAAGCGAACGAGGAGTCGGCGACGGAGGTCCTCGACACCCTCGCTCCCGGAACCGTCCTCCCGACGAAGGAGATCGGCAACGCGGGCGACGCGGAGGCCGCGACGGACGACGACGCGACGTACGACAAGCTGTGGGGCTCCCCCACCAACACCAACAAGGAGGCGTAACAAATGGGCAACTACAGCCCCCGGCACAAGCCGGGTAAGGATCTCACCTACGCGGCGACGACCGACATCACGGCCGGGCAGTGCGTCGAGGTCACCGGCAACTACATGGCGGGCGTTCCCGCCGCGGCCGGGACCCTCAAGTTCCTCGGCGTCGCCGTCTTCGACGTCAAGGCGGGCGACCGCGTGAACGTCACGAGCGGCGGCGTGCAGGTCCTCGTCGCCGACGGCCCGATCGCCGCGGGCGACCACGTGCAGGTCTCCACCCAGGGTCGCGTCAAGACCGCCACCGATGCGACGACCATCGGAACCGCCCTCACCGCCGCCGCCTCCGGCGCGACGGCCGACATCCGCCTCGACGTCTAGGAAGGACGCGAACAATGAGCAGCCTCACCTACCCCCCGGCCGGGCCGAACGTCACGCAGGGCGGGACCGCGCTCGAAATTCAGGAAGCCCTCCTGAACCCGAACATCGTCACGAAGCGCCTCTACGACATCACGAAGGAGCGCTTCCTCTCGGACTACCTCCTCACGGAGCGTCCGGAGGCCGTCGGCGGTTCGATCATCCTCGAAAACGGGGACGAGATCTTCTACATGGACGACAACCCGGAGGCCATCGCCCCCGGTGCGGAGTTCCCGCTCTCGAAGTCGAACGACGGCACCTTCCAGATCGTCAAGACGACGAAGTGGGGCCTCGACACGGAGGTCACCGACGAGTCGATCTCGCGTCGTCGCATCGACCCCGTGAACAAGGCCTTCACAAAGATCGGCAACACGATCATCCGCTACGTCGACGGCGTCGCGCTCTCGATCATCGCGTCGCGCATCACGTCGATCCCGGAGAACACGGTCACCGCATCCGGCTCTTGGGTCGGCGACGGCACGATCGAGGGCGACCACACGGCGGGCGCCCGCATCGTGAACGACTTCCTCGTGAACAAGGCGCTCCGCGAGGAGGCGAACCAGGGCTTCGGCTACAACTACGACACGGTCGTTCTCAAGCCGTCGCAGCACGCGAAGGTCATGACCTACTTCATGAACTCCGGCATGCTCCCCCGCGAGGCAAACAACGCGATCGCCTCCGGCGTCGTCGAGGGCATCCTCGGCCTCAACTGGGCGACCTCCGTGCACGTGCCCTTCACGGATCCCTTCATCGTCGACCGCGAGTTCCTCGGCGGCATCGCGACGGAGAACATCCAGTCCCCCGGCTACGCCAACCGGCAGCCGATCCCCGGGGGCATCCCGATCGAGGCGAAGGCCATCCGCAACGAGTACACGGAGAAGTGGACCATCCGTGGCCGTCGAGTCGAGGTGCCCTACGTCCTCGACGCGAAGGCCGGGTTCCGCATCACCGGAACGGGGCTCTAGACCATGTCGAAGATCAACATCGTCACCGCCCCTCAGGTCGCCGTCACCGTCGAGGGAGCCATGCGCTACCTCGACAAGGGCTCGCGCGTCCCCGACTCGGTCGACTCGAAGCACGTCAAGTCCCTCATCGGGCTCGGCTTCGTGGAGACCGTCAACGTCGAGGACGCCGATCTCGTCGAGCAGGCGTCGGAGGAATCCGGCGCCCGCGGGAAGGTCGTCGAGATCCCCGACGGCGTTCCGACCGACGACAAGTCGTGGACGGTGGACGCCTACAAGGCCTACGCCGCCCGCGAGAAGATCGAGCTCGGCTCCGCCAAGACGCGCGAGGAACTCCTCGCGGCCGTCGTCAAGAAGTAACGATCGAGAGGGGCGTCATCATGACCGATCAGGAAACTCCGGACCCGCAGGCCTTCACCGGCCGGTGGACCGGCGTCACCGACATCGAGAAGCGGTGGCGCCCCCTCTCGCCCGCCGAGCTCGTCCGGGCTCCGGCGAATATCAGGATGGTCGAGAGCGCGATCAATCGGCGGTGGCCCGACGTCGACGCGCGCATCGCCTCCGGGAAGCTCGACGTCGAGGACGTGCGCGACGTCGTCGCGATGCTCACGCGGCAACTCCTCGAAGTCGACCCGGACATCCCGCTCAGCACGACGCGGTGGCAGGAGGCCTCCGGCACGGAGTCGCTCTCCGTCACCCTCGACGGGCCGCTCTCCGGCGCGACGCTCGTCTTCGACAAGTGGATGGTCGACGCGCTCGATAATCCCGACGAGCAGGCCGAGCGCGAGAACGACTCCTCGCCGATGTTCTACGCGCCGCCGCCGAACGAGTACGAGGAGCGCGCCTTCGACTCGACCCGGCTTCACCCGATCGGCTGGTGGGAGGACTACCGCGCATGAGCCGCTTCCACCACGACACAGTGACCGTGTTCAAGACGGCGTCGGAGCCGAACGGGTCGGACGAGGACGGCCTCCCCGCCTACGCCGACCCGGTGTCGATCGTCCTCGAAGGCGTGCAGGTCGAGCCCGTGGGCACAACCCGCGTCACGCCGAATGGCTCGGAGGAGTACGTCGGCAACCCGACGCTCACGATCGCGCAGTGGATCGTCTCCACCGCCCGGAACGACTTCCACGAGGAGATCTCGAAGGGCGACAAAGTCACCTGGCGCGGCGACCCGAACTACATCGTCGACGGGCAGCCGCACACGTTCTACTCCGTGCGGCCGCACACGGAGTTCGTCATCACGAGAGCGGAGGGGTAGCCATGCCGAAGATCTTCGTTTCACGTGAAACATTGACCCGCGCGGCGCAGTCGTCGGAGGTCCGGAAGGCGCTCGACGATCGCGCCGACCG